ACTCAAACTATTTTCATGCTAGTAAAGCATTGGGTGTGGATTTTGTTGTTGAGCCTGACCTTGTTGCTACCCCTAAATTTGCCGCACTTACTGGGGGATGGTTTTGGTCTACCCACAACTGCAATGCTCCAGCGGATGCCCTTGACTACACTAAAGTAACCAAGATCATCAATGGTGGCACGATAGGGCTAGATGACCGCATAAAGCACGTTCAACAGGCTCTAGCGGTCTTAGGTTAGTCTTTCTCCGAACTAAGGAAGAAGACTGCCACTAATATGCCAACGGCAATAGAAGCACCGAGTCCAAGCAGAACAATGATTGTTAGGATGTTTTCAAACATCACTTAATCCTGTTCTTGATTACATCCTCAAAGCATTTAAAGAGGGTTAGGACTGCACTTACAAAGGCAGGTGCAATCATTCCTGCTACAAAGATTAAGACTTCACTCATAGTTTGACCTTTAAAACTCGTTGTTGTCTACCAGAATTACCAGCCCTTGTCAGACCAGTATCCTCAATATACCCCTTTTCGAGCAAAGACTTAAATCTTGCTGTGACGCTGGAATATGGCTTGCCTGAGAGTCTTGCCAAGACTTCATCTTGTATACAACCATTGGGAAATGTGCCAATAGTTTCGTATACCAACTGCTCTAGGCTAGTCGTGTTAACCAGTAATGCCGCTTGTTTGCTTGTTTGTGGCGAGTCTTTCCTTGCCAACTTAAACGGTGGTGAGCCAAAGAACTTCTCTACTTCACCGCCAAACCATGTTTTGTCTAATATACTCATTTGTGAATCCCTATTAAAACTCATATTAACTCCTATTAAAAGACTGCAATTTATTTCCCTTTTCATAAACCTTATTTAAAAAAAGTGTTGTTTCTTTTTTTGGATCAACCTTTTTGTCTGTATCAAAATACAAAGCAGTAAAGATAACCAATGGTGGAATGTATTCACCATCCCACATTTCATAACGATCACATTGTGAAACCCAAAACTTTTCACCTTTATGCTCAAAATCTGGTTTCTTTGGTTTCTTACGAAAAAATGTGGCGTTATATGTCATTGTGTTTACCAGAAAAGGTGGGGTACTCGCTACACCGACATTTGGGAGTCCAAACCTGTTGTGTCAGCATCCGCTTTCCCCCTTTTAGATCAGAAAGGTATGTCTTCTGATTCACGACCTTCTTTTGTCGTTCCTCCTTGACCATAAGGCACTTTACCTGCTGGTGGCTGTGCATCCCGTGGAGATACTGCCAAGCCCATGAACTTGCCCGTCTTGCCTTCTTTTATCCAAGCAGATAGCCAATACTCGTTGCCATCTACCATGATGTTTCCTTTGTAATCAGGATGCTTTTCATTTTCTTTCTTGTCGTTCTTAAAAAGAACACCTGAGTTATCACGTTTTTCCATATTAAACCTCAATCTTATTTACTTTGTTAACTTTGTCATCTAGTTCAGCCAAGAACTTGATAACCTCTTTTTCCAACTTTGCAATGTAGTCATCATCACGATTGATTCGCTTAATAACTAACTGCAAATGCTCTGGAAACCTTGGATCATAGGAACATAGGTCTGTATAACTACGTTCTGTTACCGCCATCTGCCATTGAACTTGGGGCATATATTGGTCATCAATACCACCTAGTATGCTTTCCAAGTGTGTGTGGCTCATGGGGCATTTCAGTTCAACTAAACCATCGTCCATCACCAGTCCGTCAGGACTAGCACCAGACATAGGGATTGTTGGATGATTAACAAACGCCACTTGTTCAACAAGGGTGCTTGCAAGCCCCTCGTATTTTGCTCTGGCAAAAGGCTCTTGTTCCGTTCCCCAAGTCATAGCATCGTTGGTGTATGACTCTGCTACTGTATTGGTGATTCGCTCCAATAACAACTGCGTCATGTACTTGTCTCTGCTTGTTGAATAGCCTGTTTTAGTGGTTGCAATTACGTCTTTGATTCGACTAGCAGTAACTTTGCCAAGTCGCAAAGCGAACCATTCAGGTGTGCCTTGTTCTACTTCACTCATTTCAGCACCTTCTTCTTAGCATCTTTGGCGGTAATCATTCTGGTCTGCCAAGCCTTGTTTCCATCGCAAGCGGCAAATGCCTCAATGTAGATGTTCTTTAGTTCATCAACTGTTGTGGTGTCTTCAATAGCCGCAATGTAGTCCATCATCCTATTCTCGTCAGGAGTGCCTTCTTCTTCAACCACTTTAGAGCCTGTTGTAGCGTCTAACGCATCATGCTCAACAATGTGTAGCACCGACACCCAAAGGTAGCGGGAAAGGTAGGTTTGCACAGCACCAAGGTTTTGCACTTCATGGCAACCTTTGAGGGCGGCTGAAGACATAGGGCTTGTGAAGACAATGATCTCGTCAGGCTTTTCTGTATTGACAACAATTAACTCAGCAATCTCTTTTCCAAAACGGATGATGGAAGTAAGACCTACCTCGTTAAAGATTTCAATAGCGGGGATTACGAAATCACCTAACTCAAAATAGTAATAGTTAGCAAACTTGTTGTAACCTGTTTTCTTGAGGGCTTTCTTGTGGAACTTGGCTCTCGCCTCGTTTAGTTTTTGATATACATTCATTATTAACTCCTATTTAAATTGTTAAAGTTGACATCTTTTCATTGATAGCAAATAGTTTTTCTATTGCTTCAATACGTTTATCGTAATCTATTACTGACTCATCGTCATCAATGTTTACCCTAATAACGATTCCTTTCCATAGAACACTTGGACAATAGCCGATTGATTGATCAACGCCTATTATTGACAAGTTTCCATAGTCTTCATCTTTCTCAAATGGCTTAAATTGCAATGAATTCCAAGTATGTGAGTGAACATAAAGATGATGTTTTTTTACATGATTCCTTATTTTCTTAACCACAACTTGTTTGTAATCTAACCAATCTTTTCTAAACCAAATGGTTTTCTTATCTTTTCTGACATATCTTGCAAATAAATCAGTTAGAAAAATACCCGTCTTCATGCTTTTTTCTGAATGACCAGAATATCTTGCATGGCGAGAACCTCGCAAGAATACTGGATCATGCCCATCTTTAAACATTTCTAGCCGCCTCTGAAATGGTCGTTGATGATCATTCATTACCGATAGGTCTTGGATACTAAATGTGTTTGATGGAACACAAGTAGGCATATCAGGAATCATAAAATGTCTTCTTAATTCAGAAAACTGTATTTTTTCTTCCACCACATTAGCCACCAAATCCAACAGCCTTGATGTCTTTACCTTCCATCTTTTCACTCAACATAGCAAACTTCATTTCTAAGTTAACTGTGTTGTAGACCTGTTGGGCATAGTTACAAATCGCTTTGGCTTGTGTGGCCTCTTGATTTCCCTGTGCAACATTAAGCATTTGCTCAAGAAGAAATGAGCGTAACTCTTGTGTGCTTTTTGGGGTTTTAATTGGCTTAACTATTTTTGACATTTATTTACTCCTGTTTAAATATTGACTATGTTTAACTTGCTGTTCACCTATCCAATGACTGAGCATAACCAGATCATTCTGTATTGCGCTTATGTCTTGGATAAATCCATCATACTTGCTGTTCAAGCATTTTTTATCTAGGGTTTTCACCGATTGTTCTATCCTCATAAGAATGGTTGAGTAGTCGTTCAAAAGCATCTCCAAAGGGCTACTGCAACCATGCTGATGACTGCTATCAATCCAAATAAAACCCACACATCATTGATATGCGGTGCTGAGTAATATGCGCCCTCAAATATGTTCTCGTTAACATAATCTTTTGGGAACGCTTCTTGTAATGTTCTTGGGAACATACGAGTGGTTGGGTTGAAATCATCCATTTAAAATCTCCTGTGCAATTTCCTGTCTACAGTCGTTATCAAGGTACTTGAACTCGACAAAGTGGTTCTCTTGGCAACAGCCAATCTTCTCACCCTGTGGTTGCAAGCAGTAGCAACAGTAGTAGACGTTAGATTCGTCTTCATAGATTGCTTGTAGTTCATCTTGTATTTTCATGCTTGTCCCCTTGCTCTAATTGCGTCAGCCACTGCTAA